GTTCAGGAAATTGCAACATCTGTCTACTGGAGATTCAGGCTGGGCGCTGTGATGCTCTTCAGAAATTATTCCGTGACAAAGCTAAGGAGGAGTGAATATGCCTTCACCTGAACAGGTTGTGTCGCTTATACCAGAGGTGACTATATTCTGAACATCGATAGATTAGCTAGATACATCAATCGTGAACTTCGTAATACCGCACCGTAATGTGTTATAATAAGGTATAATAAAACGTGGGTGACCACAAGGGAGGAAATATTCTATGGCAATGGTAAACATTAAGGGCATGAATAAAGCAGAGGTACTTCTGGCGCTCTGGAAGGCATCGCAGATGCAGGGAATGAGCTTTCTGGGATTTCTGGCATCTGGTGAGCTTACGCTGTCGCAGGCACGGAAGGAAATCCAGGAGCGGAAGCACACCAGCTTCGATGGCATGGACAGTATCTACTTTGATTACCTGAATGGTAAGGTGATGAAGGTAGACCTCGGTAAGGACGAATTTGACCCGAGGCTTTATGACCGTGATAATGGTGACGGTGCTGCACAGCGTGCAATTGACAATCTAAAGATTGCCCTGAAGATTAAGAACGGCGAGATAAGCTACTCGGACATCCCTACAGAAGTTGCTAAAGCAGATATGCTCATCGACAAAGCTGAAATCGAGAAGTTCATGGGTGGTGACCAGTCGTGAGGATGCAGTTTGACCCAGAGCACATCAAGAGTTTATGCAAACCCGGTGACTACGGTATCTTCAATCCGCCTATGGATGCTCAGGTAGCTCTTCACGAACTGTGCCACTATCTTCTTGGTCCTGATTGGTATGACACTTCTGGTTGTACCAATCAGGAACAAATCAATACCGAAATCGTGTGCCAAATCGAGAAGAAGTATACCGGCGCGCTGATACACGACCCTGATAGCTTACATCGGTCAAGAGGAAAAGTACCACTCAACGAACTGCCTAATCAAGCTATATTCCGACTGGGGAAGATGTATTTTAAGAAAACATCTGACGTAGAAGTGAAGAGTAAGATAAGTCGATCAGGACCTAACGCAATTAACCTACTTAATGGTCATCGAGTTACCATCCTGAGTTCTTTGTATGTGAAGGAAGTTCCTATCGAGTCTGTACCCGAGACAGGACTGAAACTTCCATTCTCTGAGTTATCGGTGGGAGATTCCTTCAGAGTTGTAGACATCATAGGAAGAAAAACTTCCAATTCAGAGCTTCCAAGAGACTGGGTTAAGCATCCCGAATCAATACCCGCTAATTATGTTAACCTGGTTACGGGTCATGCTTGTATAATGAACCCAAAGCATATCGTAATCTGGTTAAGGGGGTGATTTTTTGCAGGAACTTTCGATTAAGCGTGACCTCAGCAATGATGCATATCGATTAGGTGAAGTTCATATGGGCGGCATTCTTGTGTCCATCTATAGAACACCTACGGAAGTTATCATTGCTGATGCACACGATGCGACAAAAATCTATCAGGTGACATCGGTAGAATTTCATGACAAAGCATTTACAGAGTAATAGGAGGTATATCGGATGGAAATCAGCAGAAAACTCTATAAGCGCTTGAAAGAAGAAGGGCTTGATGTTAGAGATGACTACTCAGGTCGCTGTATGTTCGGCGAAATCTGCTTCGGGGTAGTTGTCCGCAATGCCGCTGTGTCAGCTATGTCAGAGGTTCTTCGTAAAATCAGTATCGCAGCGCGTCGTGATGACCCGGACCTCGCTAAGGAAGCGGCTGACTTGCTCGATGAGAGGAAACTCACTGAATGCAGAACAGACAATATGGGACTGGATTACATCATCTATTTCCCGCACATTACTGTTGAAAAGGAGAATGAATAATGTCTAACATTTACGATGCAGAGGATTACGAAATCAATATGCTCCAGAACGAGCTCGCTGAGAACGGCATCTCTCAGGACCAGCTTGACCTTTGCAATTATGTAGGTCTCACCTACCCCGAATTGAAGAGCATCGTCAACGCCGCAATTGTCAATAAGAAAAAGAAGGAGGTAAAGAAAAATGAAGAAAATGCCTAAGTGCATCACATCAACACGGTAGCACACCTTCGCGCTAAAGTCAAGGAAGATGACGATTTCGACTTTAATGCTACAGAAAGATTTGACCGGAATATGGCGAAATATCTGGAGGAATAAGACATGGGAATGTTCTTTGTTTGTGCAACTATCGCGCTGATATCATTCTGGAGCGGCTTTATGACAGCCGCTCTGGTTAGTGTAGGGAAGGAGGATTCTGATGGAAGACAGAGCAACGATACTGCTGACAGCAGCGAAGAAACTTCTGAGCAAGCAAAAGGAAGCCGGTATTCTGACTGACCACCCGATTACGGTGCATTATGATGACGTGGATTGCGACGGTTATTGCCTTTTGGACGATATTACTGCGTTTCTAGAGGTAGGTGAGTGAGATGCCGGTACCGATAATGACACCCCAGGAAATCATTGCTGCTATCCAATCAGATGTACCGTTGTATGCACCTAGATGTGGTGGTAAGCAACTTGCGCTTAGCGTCGTCAATCAGATGGCGTATCTGATGAAGCTGGAAGAGTTCTACAAGAAACAGGAGGAAGCTGAAATGAATATTCAAATTGAGCCATGTCCACATTGCGGTAATAATCAGCTGGAACTTCGTACCTATCCGGGTAAAGACGGATTTCGTGACCGATATGCAGTGCTGTGCTCATACGATAAAGGAGGGTGTGGTGCTGAGGGCGGTCACTACTATTCTGTACCAGAAGCGATTGCCAGCTGGAATAGAAGAGTGTCCGTGAAGATGCCGACGGATATGTCCGGTTATGAATCACCTATCAAACTTACGATGATGCCTCTGGAAACCGAGCTCAAAAAATCTATGGACGAAAATACCGAGAAATGGATTTTGGAAGCGTGTCAGCGTGTAGGTGTCGATGTAGACACCGAAGAGTTGGTTAAGGCAATTCGAGGTGAGCGTGACCAGTATGCTAAAGGATACCAGAATGGCTACCTGAAAGGTCGTGAAGACTGCTGGTTAGATTTCCAGAAAGATAAGCCGTGCGACCGACAGCATATTTTCTTATATACCAAATCAGGTGAGTTCGATTGTGGTGTGTTCGACGCGCCGGCACAGGAAGTAGATTGTGACTATTACCAGATTCCGGTGTCTAAGGTATACCGATGGATGCCATGCACCTTCCCTAAACCAGATACATCAGAGTAACGGTACATAACTTCGTTTCAAATACCTCCTATGTGTTATAATATGAGTATAACGATAACACATAGGAGGTATTTCTATATGGAACGGATTAAAATGCGACTGACTGACCCGGAGGTAGCCGCAAACCTACGTAAAAATGCTGAAGCATTGCAGCAGATTGGTATCGACCCTGAAATCTCTACGCTCAGGTACATAAAGTTATCTGCGTATGAGGATAACGAACCCAATCAGAAGATTGCATGGAAGGAGGACGAGGTGCTTGATCACGCAGATCCGTTATTCGATGAAGCTATGCGACGTCCGAAATGACAGCATCGACGGTGTAGTCTACTTCGATTTACACCGTCGTTTATGTTATAATATAGATACAATAATTTACACAAGGAGGTCACTTATATGATTTCAGAGGCAAGATATCGTGAGCTTATCGAGGTGTGTAATAATGCCAGAATTCTGTATATGCAGGGTGCATACACCGGCGTATCAGACGAGCTCTACGATTCATACATTGCTGACATCCGTGATTACGAAAAGTATCACAGAGCAGATGCGAACAGCCCCACTCAGTCTGTCAATCCGAACCTCGGTGATGGCGATGTGAAGCACCCGTATGCCATGCTCAGTCTGCTGGATGTTTTTACCAAGGAAGATGCACTGGCATTCATGCAGAAATTCACACCGACACACGAAACAGACTTTACGCTAGAGTATAAACTCGACGGTCTGTCTGTTCAACTTATCTACCTTGACGGAAAGCTCGTGTCTGCATCAACCAGAGGCGACGGTCAGGTTGGTGTTGAGTGTATCGAGGCTGCTAGGTACATCTGCAGCATTCCGCAGACAATCGAACCCAAGTGCGAGGTAGTTGTGCGTGGTGAGGTGTTCATGCTCAAGTCTCGCTTCAACGATTACTGCGAGAAATACGGTAAGCAGGCAAATCCCAGAAACACCGCTGTCGGTATTTTCAAGCGTAAATCCGAAATCGAGCGTGCTACATTTCTGTCATTCAAGGCATTCAACCTTGAGAACTATGCACAGATTCCCGAGGAGGTAGTTCCTTCGTCTATTCTTGAGCACTGTGGTAATCTTAGGTATCACGCTTGGTGCTTAGAGGCACTGTCATCCTGGGGATTTGATACCGTAGCCTATTGGGTGCTCAACGACAAAGACTTCCTGTATAACGTCATCGACGAAGTGTATAAGAACAGAGAGAAAGACGATGTTCCTATCGACGGCATGGTGCTGAAGGTTAATCTCAAGGAGCTTCAAGCAAAACTCGGCGATAACGGCAAGATTCCTCATTGGGCTGTTGCTTACAAGTTCCCTGCAAAAGAACAGGAAACCAAGCTCCGAGCAATCGAGTGGAACGTAGGTGCAACCGGTGACATCACTCCGGTAGGTATTCTTGACCCGGTACTCGTGATGGGTAGCACAATCTCACGAGCAACTCTCCACAATCTGCAGCGAGTTAAAGACCTTGATGTTCAGGTCGGTGATATGGTCGTTGTCTACAAAGCAGGTGATATTATTCCGGCTATCAAGTCTGCAAGACATACCGAAGATTCTATCCCTACGGAATTCCCCAAGAACTGTCCTGCGTGTGGTGCTGAGCTCGTGGGTGACCGCTGTCTGAATATTCAGTGTAAGCAGAAGATTCTTGCTCGCCTTGAAGGCTGGATGGACAAGAAAGTGGCTAACTTCAAGGGAGTCGGTACTGCAATTGTTACTGCACTGTTCGAACGTGGTAAGCTCGATACACCGGCAGACTTCTACAAAATCAAGCCTATCGAGATTATGACACTTCCCGGAAGCGGCAGAGCTAAGATGAACACGTTTATGCAACGTGTAGCGGAGTCAAAAACCACGATGTCCCTGACACAGGTATTAGTAGGACTGGGAATCAATGACCTCGCTCAAGCGGGCGCTGCTAAGGTTGAGCAGTATATGAGGCAGCACTATGCGGGTAATACATTCCAGAGTGTACTTAACGGATTCCTTAGCATGTCATGCATAGCTCTTCAGAGCATTCTTGGCAAGGCAAAAGGCGAATCAGTCTATAAGCAACTTCAGGAACCTTACATTCAGAAAGTAGTCAAGAGCATCGGTGAGGTATTTGCAGATAGAACTCTGTGATGCCTGATGTTATAATAGATAGAAATATGATTCGGCGTAACTATCTATTATGAGAGAAGGTTGCTTATGGTTTACAGCGAAGAGGATAAAGTCCTCAATAGTCATCTCGGCAAACTCATACGTCTGGTAGAGTCTCTCAAAGGTATATCACCCGCTAACCGGACGGTACAGTCTATCGAGCTCGTTGTAAAGAATATCAACGGCACTTCCCAGGAGGTGACCTTTGATACGGACGAGCTCGATACGTATCTTTTATTCGCTACCTTGTCGGAATTTGCCCAGACTCGCGCAGAGCATCTAAAATCCAAAATGGAGGAAAATGAAAATGTCAGAAAGAACCTTTTTCCCGGGTGACGTCGTTCAGCATTTCAAGCGTGAATTGCTAGAAGACAAGAACAACACCGATTATCTGTATGTGGTTATCGGTACCGCAACGCACTCCGAAACCGGCGAGAAGCTGATGCTGTATAAGCCGCTCTACGGTCCGCCGCCCTGCCTTGCAGGTGCTGATATGGCAGCACGTCCCTACGATATGTTCATGTCCGAGGTCGACCATGAAAAGTACCCGAACGTAAAGCAGAAATACCGTTTCGAAGCATTCGCAGAAGGAGGAAATAATCGATGAAAATCAGCATCAAGAAACTCACCGGAACTGCAACCACTCCTACTCAGGGTTCAACCCAGGCAGCAGGCTATGACCTGTATGCAGACCTTCCGGACGGATCGGTTACAATCAATCCTGGTGAAATCAAGAAGATATCAACCGGAATTGCCGCTGCACCGGATGAGAACGATGTAGCGCTCTGCTTGTTCCCTCGCTCTGGATTAGCTACCAAGCACGGTGTAACTCTCATCAACTCTATCGGACTTGTCGATTCTGACTACCGTGGTGAGATTGGCGTACCGCTCGTAAACCACAGTCAGTTTCCGGTTACCATTAAGCATGGAGACCGCATTGCACAGCTGGTTGTAATCGCAATTACCCGAGCTCAGTTCGAGGAGGTCGAAGAGCTTCCTGACTCAGAACGTGGTGCAGGAGGATTTGGTTCTACAGGAAGATAATTACAGATAACATAACGGTTTTGCTTATATGCACGGTGAATGCGTGTGTAATTTATAACACAACATCATAGCAGTTAAGCAAAACCGTTTCTATATAACTTCGTAGAACTAGACATTCTTGTGTTATAATCTAGATACAATAAAGCATAAAGGAGGTGAAGATATGCCGTATCTTAAGAGCGATTGTTACACAATCTATGCGTATGTAGCTCCAGATGGACGAAGATACATTGGCAAAACAGGTTCTCAGCAGGCAGAGCGTGCAGGAAACGGCGGTGCTGGGTATAAGCACTGCGGTTGTTTCTGGAAAGCTATCAATCGTTTCGGATGGAAAGCCTTTAGGTACGAAATTCTGGCAACTATCTCTAAAGACGAGCCTGATGCTGCTCAGAGAGCGTGTGACCTAGAAGCTCGCTACATAATGCAGTATCAGACCACGAATATTCGTTTCGGCTTTAATCGGTTTAAGAAAGATTCACCAAGAAATTACGAAAAGTTAGCGGAAGCTCGACGACACCGTCGAGTCGTAAATAAAGACGGTGTCATTAAGAACATTCCGGAATCTGAACTCGACGTTTATATCGAGAAAGGTTGGAATGCCGGGTATAAAAGCACATCCTGATATATTCTTGTATAATAGGACATACAGAGGCATCTTGATGCCTCTGGGTAATAGTATATCTCGAGATACACTATTGATTTTATCTACCGAAAGGAGAAATTTATCATGGTAAATGTAAACAAGAACATCGTGCCTGGTAAGAAGGCAGAGTCTTCGGCTAAGACTACGTCACAGGCACCAGCAAGACGTCCTCGCAATACTGCGTTGAACAGTTCCAAGAAACTTCCGGATTCTATCAAGAGTCGCCGAAAACAGAAGTTGAACTGCAGTCGTGAACAGGTAATCGACCAGCTCGTGAACGAAGAGCAGATTTACACCCAGGAGGAAGCTGAAGAACTCGTTAGCTCTTTCGAAGAGCAGACCGGTGCAACCGTTGAGCGTCTCGCAACCGTGGAAGAGGTCGAAGAGCAGGACGGCGAGTTCTGGGCAACCAAGGACGGTCGCACAACTCTCTGGTGCCGCGGTAATGGTATGTGGTATGACAGCGGTATTGGTGATGACCTGGATGGTTCTTGCGGTGAGACAGACACAGATTCTAGCCTTAACTGCGAAGCTGGTTCCACCAGAGTTTCCGGCACGGTAACTATCTATAATGATTTTGCCGATCTCGACAACGATACCACAGAACGCCTGCTCAGAAGCAGAATCGAGAAAGCCGTTCCTGGAGCTAAAGTTGACTTCGAAAAGGTTAACGATACCGACGTTAAGGTAAAAATCGATTGCCCCGATGCTGACGCAGAGAAGGCGCGTCTGGCTGTAGAGTCGTCAGATGTAACCAAGTCCGTTGACTGGGAATCCGCAACCGAGGAGCTCGATTCAGCAATTGCTACGGGCTTTGAAAAGTATTTCGACAGGGTGGATGATCAGGAACTTGCCGATTATTATGGCTACTCACTTGAGGAGATTATCGAAGCCAATGACAAGATCTACGGTCAAACTCACAGTAAGGTTGTAGGTCACTATATTCCTAAGCGTGAGTATGCAGGCTTGGTGTCTGACAGCGATTGGGATACACTAGACATTCTCGCCAACGGTGTTGTCGGCTATCCGATCGGTGGTGCTTCGGGGCAGCCTGTGAACTTCTACGAGGTCGACATCGATTCCATCGAGGATGCAGTCAGAAATGCTGGGCTTGACAGTTCTCGTAACTTTTCTGAAGCGCTCAACTGCTCTGCAGAGGATTCCGTCACCGTCACAACCGAGTCTGGTAATGAAGTATCAATGCAGGACATTAAAATTGTCCAGAATCCCGACACCAACGAGCTGGCAATCTTCATCCCAGAGGACGAGGAAGAGACTATTCCCGAAGGCTTTACTGTAATCGGTATGGTTGTTCCTGACGCTCTTGACTCGGTACCTGCTATCGAGGGCGGTGATGTTTGCCCTGAGTGCGGTCAGAGCCCTTGTGTGTGCGAAAGCGAGGAGTTCGACTCTTCCTGCACTCCCGCACAGAAAGATACTCGTGAGAAGCTCAATTCTTCCTTGTATTGGGACGATTGGGATGAGTATTGTGATACTATTCCTGTAACTCCTGAAATGCAAAAAGCGGTTGACGACTGGTTTGGTGGTGACAGCTTTGTTGTCGAGAAAGCTCTTGTGCCGAGAAATCGCAAGGTGCGTGAACTTCTCGAGAGTACTGGTGTAATCGCATTGCTGCTTAATTCCATTCCTGGTGGTAATGGTTTAGATGATAAAGAAATCCTCGGTTGGACTGGTACTGCAGTCAACAACGATTTGGCTCCTTACAATCTCGACGATATTCTAGAAGCAGCCGGTGTCAACTTTGAAGAAGCAATGAATGCTTCTCGCGAGTTGAATTCTGCGAAGAGCTCGTCTAAAAAAAAGAATAAAATGACCCGAAAATCCGTGAACAGCTCACTCGGCGGTGGTGACGACAGACAGGATGCTACCAGTCAGGTTACTGTACCTAAGAGCTTTCCTGATGACAAGGTTCATGACCTGTACAGATGGGTAGAAAATGAACTACTGCATGAAGGCATCGACGTTGATGTTTACGGCGTAGGCAGACCGTCAGCCGGCACAATCAGCTTTGAATTCGAGGTAACCGGCAAAGACCCGTCTGAGGTTGATGCTATCATCGAGGACCGTGTTAAGGAATTCATTGCTAACGGTAACAACGCAGTCCAGTATTCAGAAGACGACCCCCGCAGCGAGCTGAACAGCGATAAGCAGGAGAAAAACCTGAACTGCACTGTCGAGAACGCCCGCGTTGAACCTACTGAGCAGGGAACCTGGGTAGTTAAGGCAGATACAGACCGTTTCGGCAAGGATGCTATTCTGTATGAGCATTACTCTGAGGAAGGCGCGAACAAATACCTCGACCGCTTAAAGGCAGGCGGTGATGCTGTTGCCGACGGCTACGACGGTTCTACCGATGATATAAATATACGCTATAAAGGCTATTTCATCACAGGAAATGATAAGATACGCTATGTATGCGTAAGCCCTTATGGCAAATATTCACCAAAATCCTATGCAACCCTTGATGAGGCAAAAGCAGCTGTCGATGAGGATATAAAAACCAGCAAAGCTAGCAAGTAAGCAGGAGGTGGAGTATTATGCTACGTATTCCAATCAAAGGTGGTAGGTCACTCAACTCCACTTTCGAAAACCACGAACATTCTGAAGCGTCTAAGGAAAAGATTTCCGAAGGAACCTTGGAGTATCATGTTCAAAGACTCGAGGATGGCGTGGTAAAGGAAACCTACCACGATATGTGGGATGCTGTCGAGTGGGTTAAAAACCACAAGAAAACCCACGCAAAAGACGAAAGCATCTACAAAAGAATTCAATTTGCTGTTTACGGCTGCGATGATACCAAATCGGCATACGGGTATGAGTGGAAGCTCGACCACATACCGGGTAAGGACCTCAAGGAGGAAGACTGATGCAGCCGCTAATGCGGAATTCGCTTCAGAAGGATAAGATACGGGTTAAGTTGAGGTGGATGAATCGTGAAAGGTTCGCCACCTTGACACCGTATGAGAAGTACCGTAGGCACATTCTAAGTGTGCGGAATGAAGTATATCGACAACGATTTCTTGGCATTACCGACCTAAGTCACCATTACGATGTATCTAAATGGGATTTCAGTAACGAACCAGATATCCCCTCTCGTCTGGGTTGTAAGAATGAGCACTGGAAGGTATACAAGGACGCTGATAAGGAAGCGATGCGGCGTATAACCAATCGACCGATAGGACGGTACACACCGTGGGGAAACCTGCGTCAGATATACCCGACATTTGAAGCAGCCGCGGAATGGGTGTTATGGTACTTTCAAGATCACATCTCAGATGTTCAAGGAGCTCGACAACCAAAGAGTAAGGAAAGAATTGAGCGTAGAATACGACAATGCTGCTTACACTGGATGGATGTAGCACCAGACGACCAATTTGCTTTTGATTACTTCTGGGAAGATGAGATATACAATATGGGTAATATACCGTCGGTAGATCGCCCATACGACTTTGTCTGGAAGTACCTGACGTTCGAGGAAGCAACTACAATCAATTATGGTGACTTAGAGTCACTTGACTATATAGGAAGTAGGGGGCGAGACTGTGCTAAGACTAAATTGTAGAGCTGTTTCACAAGCTAATCCGTTCACAGATAAGCATGAAGGTGCTGAGCGTGAAAAACAGAAGATGTGGACAGACTTCCAATCGTCTAATATAGACGGTATGGCATACAAAGTCGAGAAGGAACAGCTTTGGGTCCGTTTCAAAGACGGGTCTGTATACACCTACTTCGACGTTCCTTTGAATATTGCCAAAGGTTTATACAAAGCGGGGTCGAAAGGAAAATACTTCTGGAAGAAGATTCGCAACAATCCTAGGTACCAATACCAAAGATTGACCGCGTCACTTCAACATCGGCTCGACAATTACGAAGGTCTTCGTGACCTAGGAGGTGAGTGATTTGAGAAGAATCAAGATTAACTCTGGTACGAGCATTATGCCTAGCAGATTTGATAACCCGGTCGATGCGGAATTTCTGAACGACGTGTCTAACATCATTACACTTGAAGACGGTACGTCACTTGATCTGAGAAGGGCAAGACTGCTCTACAACCCGAATACGCATCAAGTGCAGTTGACGGATGCCGATGCGAATCCTAAGGACTTTGTCCAGCTCGCTACACTCACGATTACTCAAGATAAGCCTGAGGTGGTTAACGATGAGTCACTCGAGGAACCGACCGAAGAAGGAACAGAAGAAGCTTTCGGTGAGGGAGCGGGAGAAGAAGTTCAACGAGACACCGGAGAAGTCGAGGAGGAAATGCCAGCAGACGATGAAGATTCCGGTGACTTCTTCCAGTAATCACATGATTACGCCAGCAAGGCTGGCAATCCTTCGCAGATACTTCAAGATAGATTAAGGGTAGGGCGGTTCGGTCGAATCGCCCTACTTTTATATCGCGAATTGCTTATATGCACGGTATTTATATAGTATGTTTTACGTCAGGAATCACTGCATTTAAGCAATACCAGATTACGAATAGGAGGTTAATATATGCTATTTACGGTCAGTCAGATATCACCCGCTGTGGAGTTAGTATTCGCAGATGCTGAAAAGTTTATCAACGTCTATCCCGCATATCACCAGAATGGCGACTTAATCTACTGCACGGTTAGTCCTGCAGCTTGGACCTTGGTTGGCACTGAGTACCGATGGGAGACCACCTTTCTAGGTATTACCAATACTACGGTTCCTGTAATTCAGTTAATCTATTCATATAACTCTACCCAATCTCAAAGACAGCAAGAGTACAATGCTTTCAAATCCATAACGTCAGTTGAAACGGTAGAAGGTAGATTGTACCTGAGGGCACCTATTCGCCCAAGCACATCCTTCAGAATAAGATACCGTCGTCTTGACCGCTTGGATCTGGCAATACCATTGAACCGTTACCTAGGCGTCGGAATCGGTGCTGGTTTAAAGTCAGATAGTGTTGATTTGTCTATGACCGCGATTAACCCCATGAATAACCAGTCCTTACTTCTGACAACAAGGTTACAAGAAGCCAACGTAGAGTATGCAGGAGTGATGTCCTCTAACCTGGTCGCTCGGCTGTTAAAATTAGAAGATATGTACAACCAGGGCTTCAATCAACCATACCGAATAGAAGGGTATGCGTCAGCCAGTGCTTCAACTCCAGTATCAACCTATTATTCTGACATCACATCAGTTCAATCGGTTTCTCAAGATACCTGGTATAAGGAATGTTCCATCTACTCTACCACGGATGCAGCCGATTTCATCACCGCATCTCACTTGTTCTACCAACAGCAAGCTACGGTGCTCGATTTAACACATATTTATACCGGTAACGTGGAGACCTTTAGTTATGCGTTAGCTGCTAACGCACTGCTACAGAGTATTAAGGGGTTACAATTACTTGATACACGAAAGGTAACCAGCATAAGCTATATGTTCAGTGATGATGTCGCCTTAGAATCGGTAGACCTGGGTTCGTGTGACCTGGGTTCAGTTATGAATATAGAGGGTCTATTCAAAGGGTGTGTCAGCCTGAACTATCTAGATGTTCGCAGCATCGACTTTACAAAGACAGACGGAAACGGAACTACCTTGATTGAGCAGGCAGATGTATTTACAGATGTACCTGACAATTGCGTTATCTGGGTTGGCGGTGAAACTCAGTACAATGCTATCCACGCTGTCTACCCGAATCTAACCGGCATTACTTATAATTGATTTATTTCTGTATATTAGAATGAGTAGCATAACTTCGATGTTCACAGGTAAGTTTGTTATAATAAAGATATAATCAAGAACGAGGTGCTCAGACATGAAAACAATCGAAGAGTTGATTACATCTTTTGAAACAAAAGCCGCAATGGACGAGTATTCAGTCGTGTCAAAAGAGGACCTGCTTACATCGGTGTATTACCTAAAGACAATAGTCGATGGGTTAGACCGTATGCGTAAGATTCCGCTAAACTCTGATAGAGGGGACAAATCCGGTGTGTCGTAATGCTATTCAGATAATTCTGAAAGGAGGATTCCATGAAGAATGTTCTATATGGTGTTAATGACAACACCGGTGCTCAAATCGACGTAACCGACATTGCAATACTGAATACTGTCGTTGCTCAGGTTTCTGATGCAGACGGTAATGTGTATCCCGGTGACCAGGTTACGTTGATAACAGACAGAGATTTTCTGTATGTACCTGACCTTGACCAGTCACTTTCGGTAGGTGACCAGATTTACCTTGATAATCAGTCTCATCAGCGCTGGGAGGTAAAGAAAGGTTGGTACTCGGTTGACGACAATCCTGCGATTTATGGCTATTACCTGTCATCTATTCCTGCAGGCAAGACTAGAAGCCTTTTCCTAAAAGATTTCAATTCGTTGACGTTCGTTACACCGAAAACGCAATTCACACTACCCACAATTCTAACCGAGGAGGACGAAGACAATGCTTAAGGTACCAGTGAACAGCTCACTTCATCCACTTGCCGGTAAGTCTGTTGCTGAAATGACAGCACTGCTTAATAACAAGTACAGCAGTGTTCAGGAAATGAACGGTGCATTTATCGTTTCATCTGAACAGGGACCTATCCTCATTTCATGGGATTCTTCTCATAACGACTGGGTAGGTCAGCCATTTCAGTTCACCGGCGGTGCTCACTTCTTGAACGAAGACGGAACCTATTAAGGAGACGATGTTATGGACGAGCTAATGCCGAAATACTATGCTATCGATAATTGGCGGCAAACCACCAATTGCGTTAGCAATGTGGACAAATCACTCAAGATACGCTATACCCAATTTGTAAACTCCGACCTTCTGGAAGGAGCACGAATTCAGGTGGTACATCCTGAGTACGGTGTTGTGTTCGCTGCCATGACTGCCGCTTCCGGTTCAGAAGTGAACTATGACTCTGACGCATTCCTAGATACGCCAACTATACTGAAAGGTTTGCGCCAGTGGGGATTCGACATTCGATTTAAGACGAACCCCGTGATTAACCAAGCAACACTTGAATACCTCAAGGCTGCTCTGGCATTGGGTTACACCACAGTGCGTTGGGTTATTAAGAAGCATAGAATTCAGGTAAACAATACCTGCTTCAGAGGTAACTGTCGAAAACACGGATGTGCTGAAGGACATACGCACGTCGTAGTCTTATTCGATGAGAATAAATGCCCTGAACTTCTAAGGCAATATCCACCTCCGATTAAGAACTTCGGAGGGGATATCATGGAAGTGGACATGGCAAAGAATACCGCACTTGATTTTACCTGGCTTAATTTGCCAATGAATATTCAGAGCATTTTAGATGCTCAACCACAGTGAAAGGAGGAATTTTATATGTTCGGTACATTCCTAAAACTCGATTGTGCAAGACAAAACCGAGTTGACCCGAACGGCTTCATGAAATTATTCAAGGAGGAGTCTCGGGCAAAGATAAAGAAGCTCGATACCAGAGCACCGGCTACTCAAGCAAGCCTGAATTCTAGCGTGTGCCCTAATTTCTACGAGCCGACACCTGTACGGCAGACTCTGTATCCCACCTATTTCGATGCAACTATGCTTCGAACGCTCTACTACAATATCAGAATTCACGGAGACCTGCCTAAGATGACTCGTGTGTTCATCAACAAGGACCAGTCCGTGGTATTCGAGTTCGAAGAGAGCGTGAAAAAGGAAACGGCAGAAAGACTGCACGAAATCCTTAAGAGTCTAGGCCGTGTCGAGTTTACCAATCCGGAAATCTCCGGTAAACGTGTAGGCTTTGACATTGAGACAGACTCTTACACCGAGCCTAGGAGTGATGTCGATGAGTAATCCGAAGTACGAAGCAACCGTAAAGAACTATGCTGACGTATTCAACTACGGAACCGGTCAACCAATCGAGCTGCCAAAGTCGGACGAATCCTATCAAGGATTGCAGGCATGGGTAGAGCGTAACAATCAGCTCATCTATCATCTGCTAATCAGCGATACCGAAGCCATCAGAGCTATTCAGCCTGGTACGAGACTAAAGCTCATTCAGCAGTTGAAAGAACGGAACAAAGAGTTACGCCTGCTTCGCTTCAACAGGATTACCGACAAGCTAACGAACAAGCTGGAGTATGCAATCGATGCGCTAATGCAATCCGATATAGACCATGACGCTCAGTACATTCCGATGTACACTCAGCTGCTCATGTCGCTTCAGCAGGCAACCAAGAACATCGATATACCCATTGATGTGCAAGACGCTATTATATTCGACACGATTGAAGACGCTAACGATACAGAACTTTCTGCTAAGGAGCGCCAGAATATTCGTGATGCTGCAAAGGAGTTCAGGAAACTATGTACGAGTACCTCGACCGATTTACAGAAGGATGGAGCTCAGACGACCTGATTGAAATCCTTGGCTCACTGCCAGATGAATATAAATTAGACGTTTCAGCCTGGGCACCGGTGATTGCTTGCGTGGGTGTTAGGGGATTTACTCGACTTTGTGCGGTATTTCCAAATCAACCGGTGAAGTTCCCGTCTATGTTCGAACTACTCGCTGTATTTGCTGCAAAGGAGATCGTGCTTAAGATGAGAACAATGTCAAGGACAGACGCTAAAAAAGAAGTATTAGGTACACTTCAACTCAAGGAGGTGGACAGGATTGTCGACAGACTACTCACTGCTACGAACACTCCTGCAAATGACCAGGACAAGGGCTGATGTTACCGAAGACTACATCACAGAGTGTACCAGATATTTGAGCACTCGAACCGAAGGAGGGTCTGAGGATGATTATAGGAATATCCAGCATAGATTGGATAGGGCAATTGCCGACAAACGTCCTAAATGAATATTTCAACTATATCGATAAACTTGTTGTCACCGTAGACAATGCTGATGAAGAGTGGAACTACGGCGATAGGGTTTACTATCGGCATATGTCGTATGCTGCACTGAAACAGCTGATGAACTTCTGGGGCTGCTGTAAGGCATATCCTAGAAAAGTTCTTTGGTCTAATCACTTTGCTGTTCAGGAAATACCTGCAGGTATGACGCCAGATGATTTGAAGCGGAGGTGGTTAGATGAACTACGAGCAAAAGGATTGGTACAATGAACTATATCGCATCTTTTCCTGCAATGACAGTCTGATTACGCAGACACAGACAGTTAAGATAGGACAATGCTTGCGAGCTCTTGCAGCAGGTGAAAATATCACATATAAGCTGGAAGATTTGTACCATGCATTCCGCGGCAACAAGAAAATCTGTGACCCGCTGGAAAACTATATGCATCAGTATATCGACAACATCAAGGAAGATGCTGTTGAGCAAAGTCAACCTAGAATAGATGAGGAGGAAACCGACTATGGTAATTTATCCGAACAGCAAGGCAGCGAATACAGCCGCAACCCGAACTTCTAAGCAGAGCTTGAACAGCTCGGTGGGTGTTGACCGTGAGCTTCTACTCTCAATCTCCCAGGATCTTACCAATCATGCGCAGAGTCTCGCAGCTTCTATCGAAGCCCGCCTAGAGACACCGATGGCAGAGACATCAGCTGAATCTCAGGAAAATACCCAGCAGCTGCTAGACTGGGTTGCCGACTTGTACGCAATCGGCGCTGACATTCAGGCTTATCTTAACCCTGAGGTCGGAGACAATACATGATAACAAAGCAGGAACGAAAGGAAGCTGAAAAGGCTGCTCGTTCGCTGTATCAAGATGTGCTGAAAGTAGAAGTAAAGGAGGACCCGGATGACGAGTCCTCCTTGCTCCTTACTATCACTCGTGGTCGAGTAATGCCACCGGTACGCATAGATAGGAAAGCGTCAACTCCTAAACCAATCTTACCCAAGAAAGGGGAATGAGTATGAATAGCACAATGAACCTAACTATGCTCTCACCTGAACGCTTCCAAGCAATATATAACTCACTGAATGAAGCCGAGCAGAAAACTCTTACCAAGATACTGGAAGAGCTTTCAGAAAACGGTGAGAGTGAAACCTACGAAAAAGTCTGGCTGGAAGATTATGAGGAAATTCCAGTCGATATTGATACCTTCCTAGAAGACACTAGATATCTGGGCAATGCAACCAACAATGGAACTCAAATATACCCATTCTGGCGTGAACAACTCAGGAAAATCTTTGCCGGCGGCGACACTGAATATGAAGAGATAGCATTTACGGGCGCGATAGGTATCGGCAAGACCCAAATTGCGGTGTATGCGATTGCCTATCTAACGTACAGACTGCTATGCTTGCGACATCCTCAGAGATATTTCGGATTTGCTGATACTGATGAGATTGCAATATTCTTCTTTAATGCTACGGTAGCACTGGCACAAGCAGTCGGATATGGCCGACTACATAACTGTCTGATGGAATCACCTTGGTTCTTAGACCATGGTTCTGTTCATGGTTCACAAGACAACCCATACTATGTACCAGGAAAGCATATCGCAATTAAAGCCGGTTCTAAAGCAAGTCACGGCTTAGGTCAGCAAATATTCTGTGGCTTCCTTGATGAGGTGAACTTCGCACCGGGTGCAAATACCACCATGGAAAAGTCTAAGATCATGCAGACTTATTCCTCTGTCAAAGCCAGAATCAAATCACGTTTCATTCGAAATGGAAAACTCCTAGGTAAGATGTTCTTAGTTTCTTCCAAGAAGGCACAAGACGACTTCCTAGAAGTTTATCTAGATAAACGTAGAAAAGAAGACGACGCTGCTAGACTGTTCATCGTCGATGAACCGTTGTGGGTTGTAAAGCCCTCAGATACATATTCAGGCAAAAAGTTCCTTGTTGCCTATGGTTCAAAGCAACTTACCCCTCGAGTAATCGAACCCGGTGAAGACATAGAAGCAATCAAGAAGCTTGGTTATGAGATTCTAGAAGTACCGGTCGAACTCGAGTCAGACTTTCGATTTAACATTATCACCGCATTGCAAGATTTGGCAGGTAAGGCACTACCTGGCACTACCAGCTATTTCAGCTACAAGATTATCAGTTCTTGCTATACCGATAGACCGAGCCCATTCACTGCTGAGATACTTGAAATTGGTTTGAACGACCACATGGAGTACCAAGAGTTCTTCAACCTGGATGTCATACCAAAGGAGTACTTCTCACGCCCGATGGCTATACACCTGGATACTTCTTTAAAGAACGACATTACCGGTATATCAGGAGCTTGCTATGTTGATAATGTGCTGGCAGACACCGACGACGGTACAATCGAGAAGCGTGTGTATGCTCAGGTATTCTCTGTTGGTATTAAAGCACCTCCGGGTTCGGAAATCAGTATGGCAAAGAACCGTCGGTTTATCTACTGGCTACGCAGCGTAGGCTTCAATATCGCTATAATCAGCACGGATACTTTCCAGACCGCCGAGTCTCATCAGATACTACGAGATAAAGGATTTACCACAGCTATTCGCTCACTTGACCGTACTCCAGAGGGTTATCAGACGCTTCGTGAAGCTATGGTCGAGCATAGAATCAGCATGATAAAACATGCCAAATTGGAAAATGAACTAATCTACCTACAACGTGATACCAGCACTGGAAAGCTAGACCACCCCGCGAACGGTTCGAAGGATATTTCAGATAGTTTGGCAGGCGCTATCTGGGATTTAAGTTTACTGCCATATTCGCCTGCACTACACAATTTCGTCATGTATTCGCATGAGAAGGAAGACATCATGCCTGCATCAATCAATGCAATGTTCGGTGGGTTAAAGCCGTATGACAAGTATCAGTTCGAGAGAAGTCCGGAAGACTGGTCTATAATCAATCAGATAAATAACCTATAAGGTGGTGTTAATGTGGGTAATACAGTGTTCAATTTTCAAGACACGCATAATCCGGTAAGTACCTACTTTTCTAATGTTGGATCGGTATCAGGCCATGATTATATGAAATTTGAAAAAGGAAAAGATAGTAAGATTACCTATATGACCGGTGATGAGTACATCCAGCACTGCATAGAAGACATATTCAGAAGTGATTATGAGGCGACAGTTACTTCTGCCATAAAAGACTATAAAGTCCATGAGTATGCTGATTTAATGAAACGAGGTGTGCAATTTCCTCCTATATACCTAGATTACACAACAGGTAATCAAGAAGGCAGGCATCGTGCTTTAGCATATAAAGAAGCCTTCGGTGCTGATGCTAAAATGCCTGTTCTTGAAATATTTCCTACCAAAACCACTCTAACCGAACTACAAGATTACTGTGATAGAAAATACGCACAGAGCGGTCTAGGTAAGCAATTTATGCTAGGATTCGGGTTAAGGTTAGGATTTACCGAAGAAGAAATCTATGATTTCCTAGACTGGGAATTACCTAAGTCTGAACCAGAACCAATTACCGATTCAGAGCAACCACAAGCTGACGATGACATAGATGAACTTGAGAATCAAATCGCTGAATATTATAACATGACAGTAGAAGAACTTGAATCCTTACCGACTAACCGATATATGAAATTGGTTGATAAGTACCTTGACAAGCAACTCTTATCTTGATTTTACGGTGTATTATATGATGTAAGCAACACAGCAAGCTACGTTATGCGGTAGTGTTTGTGTTCGTGTATACTTGTATTATAAATACAGTACAACAACGCACACAACCCGCATGCTGTACGCAGATGTGTGGTACTGTATCTACTAAACCAGTAAAGGAGGTACATGATTTGCCGTTATTCAAACGAAAGAAAAAGCAGGTTGTGCAGAATAATGCCGTACCTGCTAATCAGGTTAAGAAACGCGCTGACGTTTATGATATCGACTACCGTGTACTTACCGGAGCTCTGACCGACCTTGACCAGATTAAACAGTCAACTACTGCATTAAAAGATAGGGCGACTATGTATAATGCGATGACTCAGCTAAAATCTGATGCAATTATCGGTCCTGCAATCGAAATCTATGCTACCAACGCAACGGGTACGAATGCAGATGGAAATGTTATCTGGGCAGTTCCGGTAAATGACGACGAGACGTCGATATTAGCTGCTAAAGCGGCAAATGAGCGAATGAAGGCGTGGAAGCTGAATTGGCGTGCTTACAGCCATATGATTGAGCTGGTAACCTACTCTAACCTGTATCTGAAGACTACCGAGTTTGTCACCCCGAGGTCTAAAGAACAGAATCAGGGTGTACTCAGCTTAAATCAGCGAAACCCTAATGCTCATTGGGACGTCCGTACAGATGTTGCCGTAAATCCAGCAATTATCTACGAACTTCGTCATGATGACGAACCTTCAGCCTTTTGCGTTGACTTTGACCTTCAGGACAATATGGCATCGACATCCTATGATAGCTGGTGCCGAATCAAGGGAAAACCGTGGTCGGTGCAGTCCAGCGATTCGGGCATTCACAT